GTGCGGTCATCTCGGCTCTCTACGAAGCGTGTAAGGCTCACGCTGGACGAGAGGGTCCATTCCTCGCTTGGGTCGTTTGTAAGAGCTGAAATGAAGTCCTGAGCGATTTGCAGTTGGTCGCTCAAGACCTCGTCCTCGTTGTCCTGCCAGCCCAATGTCGGACTGCCCGAAACCACTCCGCCCATCGGCTTAATGGATTCAACTCTATCACTAAAATATACCCCAACCACCAAGTCCAAAGTGCCAGCGTCAGTAGTTGCAGACTGAACGTCCGCAAAAACGAGCGGATAGACGATTCGCTCACGGCTTGGAGTTCGAAGATTTATCGTGTTGTCCGTGCCGATTGCAAGAGGGTCGCCCGTCCCGAAGGAGTTGACCTGTGGATGAGCATTTGCAAGGTCCAGCAGAGCCTGCTTGATTTTTATCCATGACATAGTTTTGCAGTTTCAGTATGTTCTTTTTATGCGCTCCCATCGTTAGCAGTCGTTACAACCAGCCAAAGGTCCGTAGGGGTAGGGGTAGTCCAAATTGCTGATTCCCATCCTCCTGTTGCGGTCCAAGACCATCCCGGTACGATAGTTGGTAGCGTTCGGGTAAATCGTGTCAAGAGCCGATGGAGGCGAGTTCCAAAGAGGGTAGGAGTTGCGGTTTTCCATAAGGTATCGGGTTATCCGTTCGGAATACCACTCGGCATCGTTCTTCACCTTGTCGGTCAGCCGGGTGATTTCTTCCATGCTCATTTGGCTTGATTCTTCGCTTGTTCTGCGAACCATGCCCTTGTTCATGTATTTAAACGCAAGGACCATCGGTAACTCGTAGTAAAGCCATTGAATCATCGCAGGTTGGATATAGTCCTCCAGCAGCGTTTGGTTCAGGGCCGTAGTAGTGCCGCTGACCACCTGGCTGACGAGTTCCCCGTACAACGCAGAGCCAACGATAGGCTGAATCCGCATCTCTTGCACCTTGACAACCGTTGGCCGGATTTGGGTGTAACTGACGTTCTCGTTTATGATGCTATTGTCCAGTAGCGTTTCTTCGCTTATGAATAGTGCCTTCATGCCTTGCTGATTTTATTGCCTTTGCGGATAACGAGTTGCTGCTCCCATACATGGCGACATTGGGGCCTGTTCACTCCGCTCGGTGTGTGATACCAACCGCCCCTGCGATTCCATACCGAATATCCCATGATTGCAGAAATCCCATCGATGTCGTCCCTCGTGTAAACCTTCCCTTGGTCGGCCAAGTCCAACATCACCTTGCAGAACTCACGACTTGACCGCTTGTCCTTGTTGCTGAAACCTGTGGCCCAAGCGTATTTGTAGCGGACCTCCAAGACAGGCTCGGCAACTTCCTTCACGCCCTTGGGTAGGTTCTTCTCGGCAATCTGGTCCACCGCCCTGCTGATGGGGTAGCGGTCCTTAGTCATCAAGTAGGCGATACGCTTGGCGACCTTCGCCTTGCTGACCCCAAATTCCTTCGCCATTTCTTCAACCGATGCGTCCCGGTTCTTCTTGCGGTAAGCCTCAATCTTCTTGTCCAGTTCCTTTTCTTCTTCGCCCAGTTCGGCAAAGGCCAAGCGGATGTTTTCATCGATGTTGGTGTCAAACCGCATCGGCTTGGAATGCATCACATGGTAATCGTCCGCATGGCTTCCAAACTTACTTGCAACGACCTCCAAGACCTTGAACTCCTCATCGCCCCAGCCGTAGTCTTCATCGTCTTCCTCGCCCCAAGTCGGTTCGCTGAACTCCTGCGACTGCACTCCGAGCATCGTGTCAATCTCTTGGGCAGATAAGCCGAACCCTGCTGATAGCATCGTCCGAGCCATCTCAAGCGTGATTTTCTCCTGCATATACTGCCTGACAATACGCATCAGGTTTTGGTACTCCCTGCCCGATAGTTTCTTGATGTTGTCGTTGCTTGCAAGTTGCTCTACGGCTTGCGGTTGCTCATCGGGTTGTGCATTCGGTCCAACCACATCGGCAGGTTTCTCCAAGGGTTGCAGACCTGCTTTCTCACGCAATTCATCTTTGGTCATTATCTGCAAGAGGGCTTGCTCGCTTAGTCGCTCCGTGATGGGTTCTACGGGGATAAGTTCCATACCTTCAACGCCATTGAAGGAGCCGAGGTAGTTAATCATCCGCTCCACCTTGCGCACCCGGTCGTTGACGTAGGTGGCTTTGAATAGTTCGTAGGCTTCGACCAATTCGTTGCGACCACCTAATTGCCCTTCGGTCTTCACCCCAAAAAGCATGGGGTTGGTTACACGGTGGGCGATGAATATCTCTTGTTGGATGGCTTTGTTCAGTATTTCAAACTGCTTATCCATGTCGCTCGGTGTGAGCGGTTCCAGCGTAGGAGCCTTTGCAGCATCATCGTTGAAGGTTACAACGAAGCGACCAGCGTTGTCGGTTCCTGAGAACTTGCGTTTAATCTGCCTTTCGATGTCGCCCTGTTCTTCGGGTGTAGGAATGCCGTTGTTGAAGTTGATTAAATATCCACCCCAAAAGTTATTGCGCAGGTTGTTGTTGTGAAAATTAGCCACTTGCACGTCTGCCTCAATCCAAGCATTCCCTCCGATGTATTCCGGCAAAGGGTAATGCTTCACGCCTGCTGCGTAAACCCGATAGTAGAACAACTGCTTACCGATGCGGTTCTCGGTGTCAAATGCCGGTATTTTCTCGATGTCGCCAATTTTCGGGAACAACTGCATCATGTCATCGTTGTACCAATCGGCCACTTGAAACATCTTCTCCTCCTTGTCAACCCTGATTTTCTCGAATGGAATATGCTCCATCTTCGCAATCGTCCCAAGTTTGGACCAAGTAACCGCAACGGCAAAGCCGTTGAAGATTTCCAAGTCAAGAACCAATTTCTCGGTGATGTCGTTCAGGTCCTCCGTGCTGGAAAGTCCATCAAAGAACTTGATGAATCGGGCTTGTTGCTCTACGGTCAGGTTGTCCCCTGCCTGCCAGCCACCGCCCATGATGTAGTTTACCTTCCCGTTGACGATGGCGTTGTGCTTGGACGACCTGCGATAGTTGTCCAGCAAATAGTATGGATATTCATTTGCAAAACCATAGGTTATGTACTTGCCGGAGCGGTTCTCCAGCATCACGGGAACCTTATGCTCAATCCCAAGCCATTGGGTAAAGTGCTGAGTTGACTTGCTCATAGCGTTGTAGCAGTAAAGTTGAGGGACTGAATCGTGATGGCTTGGTCGGAATCAATGGACTTGACGTAAATGGTAAATTCATCGTTGACCGCAGCGGTGAGGTAGGCTTCAAAGTAAACCGCATGGCCGTTGTCGTGGGACATCGTAATCCCTGCCTTGCTGGATGCAATCGTATTGCCTCCCTTGGCGATGTACCATTCAAACTCACGTTGGTTGCTTGCAGAAAAGGTCAGGTTTGCAGACACTTTCAACGCAGCACCAGCGATGCCTGTGTAGGTAATAACCGAGGTCGTTTTGTTGATGGTGAAGTTGTAGGTTGACAAAATCCCTTCGTCCATCGCAATCGTCAACTTGACCGCTGCATTGCTTGTTGGGGTGAAGTTGGTATCGCCCGAAACGCTCAAGGACCCAAAGCCCCGTTCACGATTCAGAGTCGCAGTATCGGCAAGGTCATCAAATAAACCGCCCACCCGTGCAGCGGTGTTCGCTCCAGCAGCGGTTTCGTTGGTTATCGTTGCAGCACTATCTTGTAGTTGGATTCTTGTTTGTACGCTCATTAGGCAAAGGTTGAATCAAAAGTGAAGTCAAAGACACCCTCATCGGATGCCCCGTAAATTGTGTAATTGATTGAATTTGAGTAGGTGTTGAATCCTATCGTTGCGGTTTGTACAAAAGCCAAGCCCGTTTCAACGACCGCCAAAGCAGCGGCAACCGTGCTATTGGTATCGTAAACTTCATACTTATACGAGCCTGTTTCAAGCGACCCCAAGGCAAGCGAAAATTGGTCATAGCGGTTGGTATAGTTGGAAAGGTTGGCGGATTTCAGCAGGGTAAAATCGGTCGTGGTGTTCTTGGCGATGCTGGTCAAACGCAAGATGTAGCGGTCCCCCGTGCTGGCTCGCTCGGTCCAAGTAACGGTCAGGGTGTTGGTGGTATTCGGGTTCAGGTAAAGCATCTGCTTGTAAATGTGCGATGCCCCCGAATTTCACAATTTGCGGCCGACTTGCCTGTACAACTCCGCCCGTTTCTTGGCGGTTTCGGCCACGTTGAACCGCTTCTTGATGTCGGCCGTAAGGTTGTCAGCCATCCCCTTGCGGAGGTCGGGGTCAAGGATTAACTGCTTAATATACTTGTACCAGTCCTTTGGTTTGTTGTAAGGGACGAGAAACCCGTTCTGCCCGTGCTTGATTACGTCCGTGTAGGGGATGGTTTCGCTTGCGATAATGGCCTTGTTCATCCACCCGGCCTCAACCACCTTCAACTCGGACTTGAGTTTGTTGAACTTGGTGTCCCTAAGAGGCGCAAGGGTAGCGTTCACAAAGTTGTAGCCACCCACGTAGGAATAGATATCAGCAGCCTGAATCCTCCCGTAGTTCGGGTTGTTCCCTTGGTCGCTGATGATTTTCTCGTACCCCTCGTAGACCGGGTTGTTATTGTTCCAACCTCCGAGGTAGAGCCGGTACTTGCCATTCAAGTTTGCATCCCACCTCAACTGCTGCATTCCTTCCCGAAGCAACTCCATGTCCTCCCCGTGCTGCGCCCCTCCGAACCAACCGAACTTGACGAGGTGCTTGTCGGGTTCTTCTTCGGGGTTCGGGATGAACTGCTGATAAGCCTCGTAGGGTTCGTTCTGCAAAATGCTCACATTCGCATTTAGAGGCCGTATGCGAGCAGCAAGGTGTTCGGTGGTACATGTAACCCAATCGGCCAATTTGATGTGCTTACGGATAACGTCAGCGAGTTTGGTTTCGTGGTATTGGCGGTACATGATATGGCCCGATTCCAGCACCCAGTAGTCGTCCAAGTCAAGGATGACTTTCGCTCCATATTGGGTCAATGCCTTGTACACATTCTCAACCTGCTCCATCGTGCCTTGACACCAAAGCCGACTGAACAAAAACAGGTCAATGGATTTCAGTCCTTCATCGCTTATCGTGGTGATGTTCTCCACGCACACATAGTCAAACTCCGGGTAGTTGTCGCCCAAGTAGGCGTTCGGCATTTCAAGGCGGTAGAAACTGCAACCCGTTGGGTGGGCGTTGTAAACGATGCAAATCCTCATGGGTGCAAAAATAAGAAGGGCAGCCATTGCTGACTGCCCTCCCAAACCTCAATTAAGCAAACCTGAAGCGAAGATACTACGAGGCGAGTATCTGCGTAGTCGATGGTGAAAAGACTGTGGATTCAATCAGGAACATCGGGTCAGGTTCCATCCCGGTGAGCGTCAGTTCGTAACCACTTCTATCTCCGAAGGCAGTACCCGTTCCAGCGGTTCCAGCGGTTGCTTCCAAGCCGTTTGCAGAACCCAGCAACCAGTAGCGGTTGTTGTTGTCTTGGACGATGACGATGACACGATTGCGGACCAGTAAGCGGAGTTCGTTGCGGACCAACACTTGCAGTTTGTTGATGGTGAAGGTTACTTCGGGGGTGTAAAATACCGAGCCGTTCTCAATGCTTGCGTTTAAGGTTTCGGTCATGGAAGACGTGGCCTTGGTCAAGTCGTATTCAAAGAAACCGCTTGCAGAGTAACCCGTGAATCCAGTTACCGCACCGCTGGCATTGGCGTTAACCGAACCAGTAGCGTTAAAGGCTTGGACGTAAATTGTTTTGATTCCACCTACGGAATCACGGCAGCCAAGGGCGTAGCCAGTTGTTAAAGAGCAGGACATATGTGTATGGGGTTTAAGTTACAAGTGAACAAAAAGCAGGGGGAGGTTTCCCTCCCCCCTACACATTAGGCCAATTTCCAGTCAACAATCAAATCTCCATAGGCGAAGTTCACGCCCGATTTCCAAGAAGCCTGAAAACGTACCTGGTCGTTGTCTTTGGAATGCCATATCGAAAACTGCTCTTCGTCGCTCAGCAAATCGGTCCCATAAAACAGGTTGCCGAGGTAGGTGGTAACAATACGGTTCGTTCCAGTCAATCCCGGAACTGCAATGACCTTGATGTTGGTACCGGGGTAAACAATCTCACCATCGGCAAGGCCAGCCAAGTCAACTTGATTGTACATGACACCCGTGTTGGCTTTGAAGGCCATTACCAAGGTGCGGAAAGTGTCCCATCCGCAGAACATAACGAGGTCGGTCTTGGTCAAGATGGCCTGTGGGATGCGAGTGTAGATGGTGTCGAAGATGCTGATGACGTTGGTGGAAGTAATCGCACCGCTTATGGCAGCCGTGTTACCTGATACAACGGAACCCGAAGCAGCATCCAACAACTGGTTGATACCTGAGAAGTAAGCGTTGCCCTGCCAAATTGCATTCTCGATAGCCTCGGCAATGCGGAGAGCCTTCTGCTCGCTGAATGCCTGCTCGAATGGAACGCTATCGTAGTTGGAGCCTTGGGTCAATTGGGTCTGCATCCAGTATTGCTCCAAAGAGCGAGGACACAAAGTTTCTTGGACCTTCATGCGACCAACGGTGATATTCCGCTGAGTGAATGCGGTTGTGCCGGAAGTTGTGAATCCGCAAGCATCACCGCTTTGAATCAAAGCATCGGTGTCCATGAGGTTGAGGGCAGCAGCGAACTTGATGCCCACCTGCTTGGTGAACAAAGACGCAGAGCGAGCGGAGAATACCGCCTTAGTGATAAGGGGTAATCTTTGCTGGTCGGTGTAGGACGTTAGTCCAGTAAACGAATAAGCCATTTTTAGTGGGGGTTTAGGGGTTAGTTTTTAGATTTAAGTGATTGGAGTGCTTGTGCAAGAGCGTTGAAGTTCTGCGATGCTTGAGCCTTACGCTGCTCAACGATTGCGGAACCGCTTGCCTTTGGGGCTTCGGCTGGGAGTTCGGAAACCTTCTCAACGATGTCGGCCATCGTTTCAACTTGGCTTGCGAAGGCAGACATTTTCTCCTTCATCTTGCCCATCTCGGCATAGGCTGCTTTGAGTTCTTCCATGATGGCTCCCAAGTGCTTGGCTACGATAGCCTCAACAACTTCGGGGGTCATAGCAGGGTAGGCTTCTTTGATTTCTTCAGTAACCTCTACGGCAACTTCGGGAGTGATTTCAGCAGCAACTGGCAAGGCTTCGATTTCAGGGGTTGCCACTTCAGCAGCAACAACCTCAACGATTTTACCGCCTTCGGTCTTGATAGTACCAACGCCCTCAACGATATGCTCGCCATCAGGGGCAGGGAGTGTGCCTTCCTCGGCTACAACGTAAACGGCAGTTCCAGCGACTAAATCGCCATCAACACGGACAACCGTGCCATCGGTCAACTTGTAGTCGGCAAACGACTGCTTTTGGGTGCTGAATTTGCGAAGTTCAGTTCGCAGGGATTCGATTGCTGATTTTAGATTCATAGTTAGTGGGATTTGTAGGTGGGGGTTAGATGTTGCAAAAAAGCGGTAAGTTCATCGGCAAGGCCAGCGAGTGCGACCTCCAGTTCAGATTCGGTCTTGTCCATCCCAAACAGGCCCTCAACGCTAAAGCCTCGGAATAGGTTGCGGTTGTCCCACACCTCATCGTTCTCGACCTTGAATGAACCGAACCAAGAGCCATCGGGAGTGTCTTCGTATCCCTTGGGAGGGTTAATACCTCGCTCGGAGTCGGTGATGTAGGATTCGAACATAAACACGCCATCCAGTTCAGCGTTGTGGTAGGCATTCACATTGTGCTGGTTGCCTTGCTTGAAATACTTTTGGACTATCTTGCGGATAGTGGCTTTATCAAAGACAACGTAGTATTCCCCGTAGGTTTCGTCCTTGCGGAAGATGGGCGTATCTGCAAGCATAAGAGGACCCGTGAGGACCCTCCGCTCACCTGTTTCGGTGAACTTGTGCTTGGCTTTGGCAAAGGCTTGGAATGGTCGTTCAATCGCTGGCATATCGGTCAGGGCCACGAATTGGACCCCTTCATCCACCTCGTCCACGGTCATTCGGTATATGGGTAGTTCCATGCAGGTAAATGTGGTTAGGCCCCAAGAGTTGCAAATTCCTCAAGCCTCCTGACCCTGCGAGTGCTTTGGGTGATGTCCCGTTCAACCACATAGGCTCGCATGGGTTGGCTCTGCTGGCCTTGGCCTGCCGAGAGTTCGCCCGTGCCGAGGTTGGTCGTTTGTGGGTTCGCAAAAATGGGAGGGGGTGCAACGCTTGCTCCTGCACCCGTTACGTCTGCACCGGGTGAGCCTGCACCTGCACCGCCTTGGAATTGTTGAGCCTTAATCTTGGCGACATTCGCAAGACCAGCAGCAAGGGCAAGACCTGCCTCAACGAAACGCTGACCGGGGAATACCAACTTTGTTGAATCCGTAGAGAGCGCAGATGTTACGGCTAAATAGGTGTTAACGATGGCTTGGGCAATAGCAGCAGCCTTCGCAACATTGAAGGCTCTCTTTTGTGCTGCCTCGCTCTTTCCAGCCGATGCGATGATGATGTCGTTGATGACCGCAAACGACTGACCAACGTATTTCTCACGCAGCCCTGCGAGGTCTTCCTCACGCTGGGCTTGACCCATCTTGGACCTTGCATCAGCCGTGTCCACCTGCATCCTCCGTTTGGCTTCGGCTCGCATCGCTTTGATTTGCAGTTGCTCCTGCTCACTTAACCTATCCAACTCCATTTCGTAGAGTTTGAGGTTCAGGTCCTCCACGAACTTGATGATGGCGTTGTTCTCGTCCCTTAATCGCTCCAAACGTCTTTGGGTGGCCTCTGCTTCCTTGCGTTGGCGTTCCTTGAGTTGTGCCTCCCTTTGTTGGTCCGCTTTGATTTGAGCCTGCGTATGGGCTTCGTATGCATCCCGATAATTAGACAGGGCTGCTTCTTCACGAAGGGCTGCCTGCTCCCTTGCTTTCGCTGCGATGGCTGGGTCGGGTAGGTTCAGAAACCTACGGACCGCTGCGGTAAGTTCGTCCCATTTGGCTATCAAAATCCCTACGGCTGCGACTGCTGCACCGATACCCGTTGCAAG